AAGTTCCGCAATCAACTCCTCGGCAGTCGGGATATCTCGCTGCCCGGTTTTGACCAGCGCCAACACATCGTAGCAATACCGCCAGCACGCATCACGCCAAGCTACGCACGCCTCCCCTTCTGTCTTGAATACTTCGTCGGTAGACTCCACATAGCTGCAGGCGCTCATGATGCCATCATAGCCCCTGGTCTGCGCCGTCTTGTCCATAAACTCCTGCACCGCAGCGGTCAATTCAGTCTGAATATTACTGTGCGCAAAGAACAACGCATCCGCCTGCGCCTCCACTTCTTCCCGATTCTGCACCGTTCTGAAGCATACTTCTTCCGCCGTCCAATACTTACCTTCCGGATCGTCATGCTCTTTAATATTCGCACGGATCCAAACCTCTGCGGTACCATTCACAACGTCCATGTAATCAACCTTATTCGGTCTGTGGTCAAACTGTGCCATAATTTGCCTCCCTGTCATAGCGGCTGATCACTGCAGCCGCAAACCTAAATGCCGTATCTGCCTTCAACTTTAGGCAGACCAAAAAACTATTGCTGTGAGCAAACGCTCCTTTATAAGACATCAGTCTCCGTGCCTGCTCGACACTCATCATCCCGGACCTGTGGCAGCGCAGTATTCCACGCCGCCCTCGAAGAAAAACCCGGCCACGGATTGAAACCTTCCCGGACCTGTGTATCACATAGCCCATCATGTCAATAGATTCCAATGCAAAATCCTTGATGTGCCAGGTGTCCTTCACCGCAAGCCGTAGCGTCTCCTCGGTATAACGGATAATCATACGCACTGCCATCTTTAAATTTTTGCGACTGCTTCCAGCCATCAGAATATCGTCCATAAACATGATCATATGCGTTACCATCCTGACACGTTTGTTGCGCCGCATGCCCGCCAGCCCCATTGCATACCTGTAAATGAAACTGAGCATATACTGCATGCCCCATTGGCTCGGATTCGCTCCAATCATGAACCCCTGGTACCCATCAATCCGGTGCGTCTTAAGAAGCTCTTCCCAAAGCCACAGCAAATCCTCATTCTTGCAATCCCGCCGGAACATATCCATGAAAATCTCAAGCCTGGCAGACGGAAAACATTTCCGGATATCCAGCTTTACAAAATACTTCATCTTGGATGTGTACGGCAGTCCATGGCTTTTTGCATACCGCATCGCACGGTTATCTTTCATCACCCAGCGCTGTATCATATTCACGCCATACAAAGGACCACGGTCTTTAAGGCTGGATGCCTGCTGCGGTATAATCCGCCGTTTCCAAATTGCCTCCGGCGCATACCGTGCTATCGAATCGAACACCTGCTGAATGGCGCTCTCGCATCCTATCTGTCTCTCCTTGCCATTAGACCCGTCCTTCATAACACGAATCCGAACCGGCGGAAGCACCAGGTGCCGGTCTGCGATGCATTTCGCCGCATACTCCGCGATCTTATCCACCGTCGGCGCCAGCCTCGTGTAATCATGATCCTCGCAAGTTTTGGCATGAGCTTCCCGGGATAAACCATACTCCATCAACATGTCACGGAAATCATAACGCTTATAATGCCGTTTGATACAATCCCAGACCCACGGGCGCAACACCCGCGGGTCTCTCAAATTTATGTCTGCACAATCTCTGCGCATAATACTCCTTCTTTGCCAGTACCGAGCTTTCACTTTCTTACTCACCCGGCGGATCAGCTGTCGATTTTTGCCGCAGCAAGGATCATTCAGTGCACGTAATTTTCATTGACAGATTTGTAAGGCCGGGAAACGATGTTCCAGTTCGCATTCGTCAAGTCGTTGTTGCAGTTCGCGTACGACAGCCCGTAGTTCGTGACACCATTGTTCAGGTTCCCGAAGCAGATGACAGGGAAACACCGCCCCAAATACACTGAATGACCCTATAAATATTCACAAGGGATTACACCCATCTGTCTGGCTTACGCCAGCCATTCACCCCGATTCCCATTAGGAGAAGGCCGGGAAACGACGGCCCAGCCCGCATCCGCCAAGCCGTAGCCGCAGCCCGCGCACGACAGCCCGTAGCCCGTGACACCATCGTACAGGTCCCCGAAGCAGACGACTTCCCTGACTCCTTCAGTAGCCGCTAACAGATACCAGGCATCCTTATAATAGGTGCTGCTGGACCCGCCATACACATCCGGCACCAATACGCCCATGCTCAGCCCCATCTTCTTGATGTACAACCAATTTGCAGACTCCGGCTGGCTTACCTTGATGCCGCACGGCTTGTAATCGCCGGTCAGACTTGTCGCCTGATTGGCCGTACGGTTTACAAACCACGGTTCAAAGTAATAATTCCCATCAGTCTGCGTATAATTGGCCATCGTATCAGCCAGCACTTCATAGCCGCCCAGAGAATACTCGATCCCCTGAATCTTGGCCGCATACTTGCCGTTGGTAGCACTGACCGGGGAACCATCCGTGCCAAGGATTTTGTCACAAGACCCATTCGGCCAATGGAACGTGGTCACATATGTGCCGCCAACAATGGTATCAAATACCGCCGGCGTATCCACATAAATCGCTGTATAGGTATCCGCACCAATGGTAACCGTCTCCACTGACGTCACCAAGCATCCGTCAGAACCGGAAATGCTGTAACTGTTCGCACCACGGTCATTGGCAGTACCCACAAACACGCCCATGCCGGCCTCGATGCCATTCGCATCAGCAACCAGAACGCGCTTCACACCAACTTCTGCCACGGCAGCCACAGCATTATGATTGTTCACCAAACAACCCTGCAGGATACCATCTGCAGACAGGCTCGCATACTTCAGATGGAACATCAGGCGAATGAAATTGAAATCGCAATAGCACATGCCGGACCAGCCGGTACCAGTCGCAGCCGCCAACGTATGCAGTGTATTATGACTGATACTGAATGCCGTCGGAATCACGCCGGAATAACTGGTCAGCTTGCCATCCACCGTGTGGTTCAGATATTTCGCATGGACCACCCACGGACGGACAGACCCATCTACCCTGACCGCTTCAGGCAGCGGCGCGATATTGGCATACGGACGCCATACAGAGCTATAACCCAGACGGATGATAGATGCAGTCTCCATCATATACACATAACCGGAAGCCTGCAGCACGCCAACAAACTTATCCTTGTTATACCGTTCAAACCCTTTTGTGATACCCTCAATAGCCGTGATAATCGGCTCCAGAGTAACCGGGTCAACCCGGAAATTAACATCCACGCAGGCAAACAACGGCAGCCCTGCATAATCATCCTGCCCTGCTGTATCGTTTGTAGATACCGCACATGTCTTTCCTGTCAGGCTGCCACCCCGAGTGCCTGTGGATAACTGTGACACCGACAGCGCATCAAAATCCACATACCCATCAAAATTCACATCACGTACGGCAACAAACCACTCATCAACCAGCTTTGTCAGCTGTGTGTCCGTCACGTTATCCGCGCCGCGTTGCTCAAACCACTGTTTCATGACCGCCAGGTAGGTATTCCGGGTGCCGTCCAGCAACGAGCCGGGCGTTCTTTCTCCCACCGCCTCAATCAACCGTTCCATCTGCTCCCAATTAGGAGCCCTATCTCTTCCATCAGACATTTGTCTACCTCCTTAATCTTCAAACCAATTACTGCCGTAATCAATGCACAAATAGCCCTGCTCGTCCTTTACATAACGAGGCCCGACCAGCTGCTCCTTCTGGTCTTCCGTTAGATCGGAAAACGCCACATTGCCATCCTGGCCTGCCGGGCCTTCCGCACCTTGCGGACCTTGCGGCCCAGTCGGCCCTGTCAACCCCTGGTCACCCTTTGGACCTTTAATGTTGACCGAACCGGGATTTGGCAGGTTTTTGTTGTTTGTCCAAGTTAAATCTCCATTGGAAGCAATATGCGGCGTGAACGTAGCACCATCACCCACACTGATGATTCCGATAATCGGATCAGCCATATCAATGCACCTCCTCCAACACTGTCAGCGTTTCAGGGCCAATCACGACCGTCTCCGCTCCGCCGGAAATCTTGACAACCTGATAATAATACACGCCAAAATCCAGCGGATCTGTGTCCGCCTTATTAATCAAAAACGTCTGGTCAGGCAGCCGACCCCGGGTAAACAGCAATGCAGACAAACCGGAATCCGCATACACCTGCAGCTCCAACGTCTCCCCATCAGCCAGCGAAGCGCCGACATACAGATACGCATCATCCCCGCGGGATAAACTCAATTTCGTTCCGTCCACTACAAACATCAGGCTGTCCTCCTCCACATATACACATAGATCGACGCCGGCCGCACATCAAAACTTGCAGCGGTTCCGGTAGATGTCGTGGTCCCGCTATGGTCATGGCTGCCCTCGGAAGTGGAACCAACAGAAAAATAATGCGCATGGTCTCCAACAACCGACGTGGCGCCGGTCCATGTACGGGAGGCGTCAAAATAAATCGCATGGTACCCCCAATTCCCATCACTAGCTTCGTGACCATTTCCGCCACGATAAAATGCACCATATGGGTCACCTGCTGTATCGTCCCATGCTGAACCAGTATAACCCGTAATATTCATACTCCCACGTGTATGGCTGTGCGCACCAGCGCCACCCGTCAAGCCGCTAACCAAATGCGAATGAATCCCGGAGGCATCGGTCGTGAAATTATGCGTGTGCGATACCAGCGGCACATTTTTCGTGTGCGCCCCGACGGTCGTCACGCCATCCACAGGATCTCCGGTATCCGCAGCCAAAAGGTACCGCCCCTTGATCTGCACCCAGGTCCCCCCACCCAGCAGCGTCGCCGGGTTTGTATTGTTAAACGTTATAAACAGACTCCCTACCGGCCAGGAATCAATCGGCCGCACCGCGGTAATTGCCCCGGAAGCATTCGGTTTGTTTCCGTTGACAGTAAACGCGAACGCCCTCTGAATCGCATTAACCAGCGCCGCCGGGTCGTTGTCTTTTGCGTCAAATCCTCGAGCCGCCAGCACGGAAGCAATCGCATACGCCATAACCGAACATTGCCTGTACAGCTTATTGTGCAGCTTTGGTGACGCCAGGCCAGGCGTTACCCCATTTATGCGCTGCGACTCCGCCTGATATTCCATGTCGGTATCGACATCGGTCAAACTTTCGTCGAAAATCAGAAAATTTTGTGTAGCCATAATTCCCTCCTTTTACTGCGCCTCGGCCCAATGAGAAGTGTAGCCAGACAACAGGTAAGTATCCATATCATAAGCAAACAACGGAAGCCCAGACGTGTCTGTAATCGTAAGAAGATTTATGCGCACACCCTCTGGCTTCGGAATTATATATCCGTTCGCAATCAACTCCCGTTCCAGTTGTGTGAACGCACCCATGATAACCACGTTATATGTCATGTCCTGCAAATCCTGAATCTGAAAATACCGCACATCCGGGAACAGCACCGCCCATGCCTCATACAGCTCGTCCAGCGTGCCCTTCCAAGTGTTTTGAATAATCTTCGACTTGATTACCATCCGGTATGTTTCATCATTCATCAGCGGACTTTCCCCACCTGACGGGTAAAACGAAAGCAGTCTTTCCACGCCGACGATTTTTCCAATCACATCCAGTTGTAAACCTACCGCAGAATCCAGATAAAACGCATCCAAAAACTCCAAAAACATGCTTCTATATGAAACACCTTCCGATAGCAACCACAACAACCACGAAGTCAGCTTCGGCTTTGTTTTGTATTCCGAAGTCAGCAGCTTGCGATATTCTTCCATCAGGCCATCATCATTCGCATTCAGGTGAAACCTGCGCGGACCCAGAATTGTCTCTACCCAGGAATCCCCTGCCTCTGTATGAGTGAGTACCAAATCATACAAATACGTCCCATACGGCAGCGCCGTGGTGTCCGCCAACCCCAAAGGGACCACCGGGCTATCCAAAACTTTTTGGATCAGCGGTGGGGAGCTTACGGTCTGCTTAACCGTGAAAGTCAGCGTGTCCATTTCCGGTATCATCTGATACGGCGTGTTATCTGACCGGTACACCACAACAGGAATGTCCACTGCATATCCGCGCGCCAGGTTAATATTCATCTGGCTGTCAACTGAAAACAGCGCCATGGTTTACACCCCCACCAAAACATTGGCCGCGCTTATCGTCGCCACCTCGTTATAATCAATCGCAAGATCATTGGATGTCAGTGTCCCAGCCGTTTTCCCAATGTGGACATAACTGATGCCAAATGCGGGATTCTTTAAATCCTCGTTTATCGCAATCGCCACCCCGGCCAACAACGACACGGAAACATCTGCCGCAATCGCAAACCCGGTCAGATATTCCACAATAGCTTCCTTTACTTTTGTGGCCATCGTTGACATATACCCGGTATACGGCACCAACTTGATCTCCACATAAACCGGCACAGCCGTCGGTCGGAAAAACCGAATTGTATTTGCATAACCGCCCGCATCCATTATGGTCTCAACGACATCCCCGTTCGTATAGCACCCTATTCCTTTATGTCGCAAGATTGCTTTTGCGATCTCTTCCGCGTCTCCACCTTCCACTACACATGTTACGCTATGGGCCGGAAGTCCGTACGGATTTGTCGTCGGCTGTACCGCGGCACTGTTGGTGTCATTCTCGTACACCGCCACCCGCTGCACATTTTCCAATGCGGCTATAGCCGCATACGTTCCTGCCAACATAGTCCGTGACGGGCCAGCGACCGAAGCAGTCTGTCTTATCCGCAGCGCCGCATCCGTTTCCGTTTCCGTTCCCGGTACCGCAGCCGCCGGATTGGTAACCGTAAGCCATCCATACGTCGGCGAATTAATCTGATTGATCTCATTTGCTGCCGCAGCCACCGAACCAGTCTCACTGCAGGTCACCGTAGCCGTAACCGTCCCGGACGTCGGTATAGATACATTGACAGGCAAATTCCACACCACATCATTTACATCTTTCACAGATCCATTCACGATCTGCGTATAGGGAGTTCCGGTTATCACCACATCCGCTGTGCTCCGGCTGCCAGCCTTGCGCGCGATGCCGTTAATCTTCACCACTCCATCCAGGCCGACACCTACCGCCGTGGCAGGGCTCCGGCTATTATAGGCCATCGCAATTCCCTGCAACGTATCGAACGTTTTCAAAGCGAAAATGCTGATCAGCTGATAATCTGCGCTGTCATTTTCAAGATAGATATCCGAGCCAAAGATGGACCGCGCACCGGCCACCATGTCGTCCACGATATCTTGGTAGGACGGATAATGGAACCCCGTCTCATCGATATACGGAGCGAAATAC